AGTTGTATCTTTAGGCAAATACCAGGAAGCGTAAGATGTGAAATCTCTAAACTTAATGGGTGTATCGCACCATGTGACGTGAACCTCTTTCCCAACTGTCATTGCAAGATCAAATACTCGTCTTTTGATGACGGCAAGTAAATCTGAAGGAATTTCATTAAATCCAAATTTTTCATAATCAGGTGTCCATTGAACTGATACCATAGATTTAGATTTTGAAGATTTAATTTGAGGTTCATTAATTTTTGTCATATTATTTTCGAAAATTTGTGTATATTTTAATTGACGAGTTGAATCAATAATAGTAATTTGAAGTTTCTTTGAAAAGATATTTACAAGTTTAACACCATAACCATTTTTACCACCAACAAGTTTCTTTTCAGTTTTATCATAATTTGTTGAAGTTAGAAGTTCACCAAAGATAAGTTGAGGAATATAAATTTTATATTCAGGATGAATTTCTACATCAATAGCTTCACCTGAATTTGAAATTTCAATTACACCATCTGTAACAGAAACATTAATATCTTTAACATGATTTTGTGAATTCTTTTGTCTTAGTCGAACTACTTGGTCATGTGCATTAACAAGTAATTCATCAAATAATTTATAAAATCCAGGATTAAAGCAAGAAATTGTTGTTTGAATAAAAGATTCATCATGAACAACGAAATGTTCTTCAGAACAATTTTCAATACTACCAATATAAGTATCAGGCAAAGAGAGAATATGCTCTCTATGAGTATGTTTGCGATACTGTTTTGATAAGTCGGTCATCTTATAATATTATTTTGCTTCAAATAATAATAATTCGTTTTAAATGTTAGCATGTAGTTCCTTGATATTTACTACAAATGTAGTACATTCAATATATAAAAAATCTTATATGTATACATCCACATTTTCTTTATTAGTTGTATCATCTGTTATGTGGCATGGAACACGTTTAACTATTTGGTTTTGGATAGATCAACTAGCTCTTTATAATTTAGTAATCGTTTCAATTTTAATGATGAAATATCTTTCAGATAAGTATAATCAATTTAATTTAAATGTTTTAATAACATGTTTATTTTTATATGGATTTGAAAAAGTATTCTTAAAAAATAATTTAGTTTTAGATACTATCTGCCATATGTTAATACATTTTGTAGGATGTATTGGACAACATATCGTTTTATATGGATTAGATTTTGACATTCCTGAATTAATAGAAATAAATGCCTCCGAGAAAAATGAAACAACAAAAGGAGCAAGTAGTTCAGGATACACCAATAGTTTTTTTCTTGAAAATTAATTTAGATAATGAAGATATAGAACCTGCAGAGCAGCAAATAAATTATTCAGATATTTTAAATTCAGTTGATAATTCAAATTCTAAAGAAAGATTTAATACAGATTTATTAAAATCCATTCTTGAAAAATCTATTTGTGAAAAGTATTGTGCACAAACTGTATGTTTTTGGTGTTGCTATACATTTTCATGGGATTCTATAATTCTTCCAATTTCTTATGATGCATATAAAAATATATTTATATGTGAAGGAAATTATTGTTCACCTGAATGTGCATTAGCTAATAATTATTCAAATAATAAAATTTCTGAATCTACAATGTGGAATAGACATTCTCTTCTAAATTTTATGTATGGAGAACTTTATAAAGATAAAATTCTTTCACCTGCTCCACCTAAATCTTTATTACGTTTATTTGGTGGTCCATTAGATATTCAACAATATAGAGAATATATTTCTGATACAAATGAAATTGTTTTGTGTGAATCTCCTCCTATTAGATTACAATTTCCTTCTATGAATGTTCAAGGACCTTTACGTGATATTAAGAAATATGTTTCTTTATCTTCTGAAACTGTAGAAAAAGCTTCAGAACAATTAAGACTTAAAAGAACTAAATTCAATTCCTTAAATACTAATACTATTGATATGTGTATTAAAAATGCATAATTTAATATGTAAATACAAATGCGTAAATTATTATTCTTATTCTTAAGTGGATTTGTTATTAATGGGATTGGTGATAATGTTATGATCTTACCATCATTATCACCAACACAATCTAAAACTTCTACAAAAACAACAACTTCTTCAAAAACTTCTTTACTAACTAAAGATATAACACCAACATCTAAACAAACAAATACTCATACAGCATCAAAAACATCAACTAGAACTTCAACTGTAAGTAAAACATCTTCTAGTTCAAATTTATGTTCAATTACATCAAAAGAAACTAAAACTATGTCTAGATCTCCTTTAACTTCTTATTCTGATAAGAATACAAAATCATCTTCAAGTTCATCAACAGTTTCAAAAACTACATCAAGTTCACCTTCATCAACTATTACTACAAGACCAACAAGAACATCTAGTAGTTCAACAACAAATACTCCTTCAATAAGTAATTCAAAAACATCTTCAAGTTCATCATCAATTACAAAGACTTCTAGAGAAACATTATCAATCATAATAACAAAAACTTCAAGTGGTTCATTAACATCATCAAAATCTTCGAGTGGTTCATCATCACAAACAAGAACAATAACAACTACAAAAACTTCAACATTAACACCAACAAATTCAAGATCTTCAAGTAATTCTAAAACTTCTTCTCAATCTTCTATTGGAACAAATACTATTTTAAAAGATTCAAGAACATCTACATTATCAACAACAAGATCTAAAAGTGGAACATCAACAACAACAATAACAAAAACACAAACAAATTCAAGAACTAGTTCTGCTACTCCTTCTATATCTTTTTCTACAAGACCAACTTCTTTAAATACTAGAAGTAGTTCTGCATCAGCAACAAATAGAAATCCTACACGAACATCAATAATATCACGAACAATATCATCAACTCCAAAAGAATCTTTTACACCTACTATGTCTATAACAGATACATCTTCAATAAAAATTACATTTAGTTCAACTTCATTACAAACTTTATCAGCAAAAGATACATTTACAACTAATTATTCTAAATCATCTTCTGCTACTGCATCATCATCGTCTTCTGCAAGAAGTACTAGGTCAAGTATCACATCAAAAACATCAAGTGCATCGGTATCTGTAAGTAAATCTACACGAGCTTCTGCATCATCAACAAAATCCCCAACAAATACAAGAAGTATACAATCAAAATCTTCATCTGGAACATCTTCGCAAACAATAAGTTTATCAAGTTCAAAATCACCATTAATAACAAAAACTAATACAAAAACTACAAAATCTACAATAACTTTATCTCCTGTTGAAACATTTACATATAGAATTTCTAAGACACCAAAATTAACTGAAACAGAAAGTTTATCATCTTCTGCAAGTAATATACAATCAGGAAGTTCAAGTATAACTAATGGAGGAACTAATACAAATAGTGGATGTTTTACTTCAGAGAGCACAGAAACTCAAACTAGCTATAATACAATATCAAATTCTCCATCAGAGAGCACATCGCCTAATGAAACAATTTCAATTAGTGAAATTTCAACCTCATCAGGATATTCTTTATTATCAGAAAGTGGAACAACAAGTATTTCAAGTTCATCTACATATTTATCAACTAAAACAACATTTGGATCTTCGTCTTCAAGAATTTCATTCTCTAAATCAAGAACTTCTAGCAATATTGGAACTTTAACTTCTTCAGATACTTCTACATCCATATTTAGTTCTTCTAATACAGTAAGTTCAACATCCATATTTAGTTCTTCTAGTACAGTAAGTTCAACATCCATATCTAGTTATTCTAATATTCAAACAACAACTTCTTCTAATACAGGGACAGATACAGTAACAACAAGTCCTACTAAATCTAGAACGCCTAGCCCAACACCTTCAGTAACTATAACTCCTTCAAAATCAGGAACATCTTCAAGAACTATAACTCCTTCAAGGTCTAGAACATCTAGCGGAACATCTTCAGTAACTATAACTCCTTCAAGGTCTAGAACACCTTCAGTAACTATAACACCTTCAAGATCTAAAACACCTAGTCCTACACCTTCAGTAACTATAACTCCTAGCGGTACATTAACTTCCACACAAACTATGAGTCAAGGAGCTTCTCAATCTAATAGTCCAACTAGTTCTGGAAGTGGGAGTTCAAGTATAACACCATCAAAATCAGGAACACCGTCAAAATCAGTTACACCTTCTAAGTCGGGAACATCTTCAAAATCAGTTACACCTTCTAAGTCGGGAACACCATCAAAATCAGGAACACCGTCAAAATCTAGAAGTCCAAGTGTAACACGAACTAGATCAGGGACAAGAAGTAGAACAAGAACTCCAACACCATAAGTATAATGGAATTGGAATTGTTATTTTTTAATTAAATTATTTATCTGCGTCTTCTACGAGATTTGCCGCCAAGAGGAGGAAGAGAAGCAGGAGGAGTAGGAGCAAGAGAAGGTGCAGGTATAGGTGCAGGTGCAGGTGCAGATGCAGATGTATCAGAAGGACCTCCTAACCATGAAGGTAAATAATCCATAAGTCCACCACCTCGGCGGCGTCTTCTATGTGTTTTCTTTTTGAAAGTTTTAGAACGAGGCATTTATATATTAAAAGATATATTTTCATAAATGAATGTTCAAGATTTTATGAAATTTCAATTATTAACGACTACAACAAATACAAAATCTTTACTTACAAATGTAATTGCTTTGACTTTAGTTGATAAAGCAATTGTAAATTTTTCAGTGTGGTTTCCTGAATTAAAATCTTTATGCTCTAGACGCCACAAACATGTTGATGCTCCAAATAAACAAATTCGAGCAACAATTGAATGTGAACGTATTATTGTTCATTCAAATACTTCAAAACAAACACAAAATATTACTGCTTCACATGTTCGTATGGATTCGGTTATTCATTATATAACAACTATTCCTGAAATTAAAAATTTACTTTGTATGACTCATCATGATTATTTACCTAATGAATTTGATGCAATACAAATTGAACCTGATCTTTATTTCCAACTTCTTATGCTAAAACATTCAGATGGACAAGTTGAATGTATTAAATTTAGATTATTTTGCTATGACCATGAAATTCAATATTTACAACAGTTTATTGATAAATGTAATATTGATTATGAACGAAGAATGGCTAATAAATTAGGTACTTCATTATATTATTTTGATATGATGACTCAAACTAAATCAAGAAAATCTCTTCAAAATGCTTTACCTACAACACATCTAATTTATAATAAACATAAATTTCACACTACTAGAACATTTGAAAATGTATTTTTTGAACAAAAAGATAAAGTTCAAAATCATACTGAATTTTTCTTAAAAAGAAAAGATTGGTATGAGAAAAAAGGTATTCCTTATACTCTAGGATTTATGTTTCATGGTGAACCAGGATGTGGAAAAACTTCAACTGTAAAAGCTATTGCAAATATTTCAAGAAGACATATTATTAATATTCAATTATCTGAAATTAAAACTAAATCACAACTAAGACATTTATTCTTTAATGATGAAATTCATGTTCATAATGGAACAACAGTAGAACGTTATACTATTCCAGTTCATGAACGTTTATATGTTATTGATGATATTGATGCTATGGGTGATTCAGTATTAGAACGTAGCAATAAAAAACCTACAAGTTCTGTTACCGAACATCCTAAAAATGATATATGGTTTGAAAATCATGAAGAAGAAATTAAAGAACCTATTGATTTAGCTTTTCTTTTAAATTTATTAGATGGAGCATTAGAATCTTCAGGGCGTATTCTTGCTATTTCAAGTAATTTTCCTGAAAGAATTGATAAAGCTCTAATTCGTCCTGGTCGTATTGATATGATAATTAATTTCAAAAAATGTAATTTACAAATATTGAAAGAAATGATTCAAAGTTTTTATGAAATTGAAATTTCTGATTTTACAGATGAATCATTAAATTATAAATGGAGTCCTGCTGAAGTTAATCAAATTCTTTTTAGAAATTTTGGAAAATCTACTGAAGCAATTAAAGAACTTGAAGAACTAAATCCTTCTGATCTCTATGGATTTACTCAGAACAAATCTTAGCTAATTTTGTAATATTAACTACATATTGCCATACATTTTTCATTGAATTTTCTGACATTCCTTGACAATAATGTTTTAGTTTAATAAAAATATCATTTTCTATATGTTCAGAATATTCATCATAACTATAATTTAAAAAGAAATCTTTATCTTTTGCTAAAATTTTATCTTCAAATAATTTAGTATTTATATAAACATCTCGAATAGGTTTAGATGGATTAGTGCTTCTAAACCATTTAAGACCTGCAATATACATAGGAAAATCTTTATCGTCGGGATACATTTGTGTTAATTCAGTAATTAAAGCAATAATTTGCTCATAAAAAGCATTAACAAATACCGATTTTGATGACATTACATTTAAGATGTAAAATATATTAAAATCATAGTTATTTACGTTCAATACCTCCAAATTCAGTTTTACGTTGAGCCATCATTTGTTCCATTCTTGATGATACATCACCATTTGAACCAGTTTTTTCTTTAGAAAGTGTATTTTGAGTTGTAGGACCACCTGAAGGTAAACCTGCTCCACCTGAATTAGGACCCATTCCACCATCTAAATAAGTATACATAGAATTTCCATCAGATGCAAAACTTGTAGGTGAATCCCATAATGAATATGATTCACTTAATTTTCCTGTACCTTCAAATCCCCATGCTGCATAATTACCATCCGGAGATTGAGGAGCACCGCCTACTGATGCACCAGCAGAATTACTTTCTTTTATAGGTTTTTCATTACGTGCATTAGTAGGTTTTGCAATAAATCCATAAATATCTTTACCTACAATAACATCTTTAGTTTCAGGAACATATAGAGTAGGGACTTTCTTTAAAAAAGCAGGAAATTGATCTCGAGCAAGTCCTTCCACTAAAATAAATTTATATAATGAACTTTTATTTAGTGCTTTTAAGGTTTCAATAATTTGTTTCGAGTTCGGACATCTTTCACTATAGAATAAATAAGGTTGCGACATCTCTCGTTATTGAGTTTTCAGGAAAAAAACGGATGAAACAATAACGAAATGACTGAACAATTAAAGATGTTCAAGGTTGAGAACTTAAAAGTCTCCAAAAAAGGGTTTGAACTTAAGTTCGAACTTCATAATTTTCCGGTATCTTTTGTTAATGCTTTGAGACGAATCACTTTAAATAATATTCCTACAGTTGTAGTTCAAGATGTTCAAATCTTAAAAAATACTACACAAATGCCCCATGAAATGCTAAAACATAGAATGGAAATGCTTCCTATTAATGTAAATCCACAAGATCATTCAACTATTAAAGATACTGTTATTGAACTAAATATTCTTGAAAATTCTGAACAAAAAGGAGTTGAAACTATCACAACTGATCAGTTTACTGTTGCTTCAGGAACAGATGGTCTTATTATGAAAGATAGAGATTTGAATACACCTTTGTTATTTACTAAACTCAGACCTGGTGAAACTATTCATGTTCGCGGTCGTCTTGGTGTTGAAAATAGTTCTCAAGTATGCCTTTGTACTACAAATTGGGTAATTGATGAAGATTTAGCAGAAGCTGAGCGTAAACTTTGGGAAGAACAAAAACAAGATATTCGTGAATTCAATACTACAAGAATTCAACGCTTATATTCACGTAATGAACAAGGGCGCCCAAATAAATTTAATTTTATTATTGAAAGTATTGGTGTTCTTGAATCTAAAGAAATTCTTAAATTAGCATTGGAAGTATTACGTAAACAACTTAAAAGTTTTATGGATGATATTATGGATAATATTCAGAGGGAGCAAGACAAGGGTTCCTATACAATTTCTGTAGAGCAAGGAGGGCATACTATGGGTGCATTATTTCAAGAAGTTATTTATACTGATAAAAATGTATCTTTTGTAGCATATGATATTCCTCATCCTCTACGTAAAACAACTGTTCTAAGATTCCATACTGAGAAAACACCTGAATCTATTCTAAAATATGCAAATGAAACTATTGAAGAATATTGTTCCGAAGTAGAAAAGGTTTTGTAAATTCTTAATAATGGCAGACATATTAACTTTTCAACCAGAAGAATATGAAGTTTTAGAAGAATTTACATTTGAAGAAGAAATACAAAGACCTGATGAATTAAGGTTTTTTACATTAGATGAACAATTACTAGATTATTTTGAGAAAGTTCTTCCTGTAGGAAAAAAGATATCAAAAGCAGATTATAAACGTATATCAAAAGAAGTTGATAGAATAAGAACAGTATATCAACAATCAGTTACAGTAACAGATAGTGATTATAGAATAGATTCGGCAAGAAAAGAATTAAATATTCCATGGATAAAAAATATTTATTCATCATCAGATTTAAAATCATATTCGTATGCTGAATCATGGTTACCTATTTTTTCTAAAGAATCTAGAACCATTCCTAATTTTTTCTCAAGAATGGTTCTTGCTTTACCAAAACCTTATAAAACATCATCTAGTGGAATTCCAATTACTCAAAAAACTGTTATGGTAGATGAAGAAGGTAAAAATGAAGTTATTGGATTAGGACAATTTTCTAAAACTAAAACTTATATTCATGAAGATGGTTCTATGACTATTGAAAAAATACCTCTTTTGAACACTCAGGATGAAATTAAATCTAAAGGTTTTTATTTAAGTGATAGAAATATAGATATTCCTCATCCATTAGCAGATCATCCTTTTTTAAGCTCTAATAAACCTAGAAGTATTTTAACTCAAAAACCTCTTTTGGAAGTTTTTCCTACAATTGAAGCTATTTTAACTCATGCTGTTCCTGTAACTAAAAATCCTTATCAAGAAGGATTAAAATATCTTAAAATTTATGATGTAAAATTATCTAATATTCCATGGAAATTATGGAAAGATAAATTTCCACCTGAAGATACTATAACTGCTGATAAAAAATCTGAATCTATAACATTTCCTAAAAATTCTGATTCTGTAAATCCATCTGAATCATTACAAAAAGTTTATAATATTTCATGGAATGAAGCTATTAATCCTAGATTTTGGTTAATGCATCAAGAAGATAGAGGACAATTAGTTATTAATATGATTTTATCTATGGCACATGAATCAGGATTAGTTCCTCCTGAATTACCTGGAGAAAAACCTAAAGCTGAATTTCCTAAATCTACAGCAGAAGATTGCTTAAAAACAGGTTCATTTGAAGAATTTGTTGAATCGGGTATTTTTGATTTAAAAAATAAAACTTGTATTCCTACAAGCTATTTTTCTCAATTATCTAAAGAATTAGTTTCAAAAGATAAAAAATCATGGAATGAAAATATTTTAAAAGAACATCAACAATTATTAAAAGATTATCAATCACACATAGAAAAACCTAAAAAAGAAAAATATGATAAATATGATAGTAAAGATGAATCAGATTTAAGAAGAGATGTTAAAGCTATTTTAAAAGATTCAGATAGATTACCTGAAGATAAAGCTTATGCAATTGAAAAAATTATTAGAAATTTAGCTACAGTTAATAAAGTTTATATTGATAAAGATTCTTTATTTATTATTTGTTCACATACTATGTCTGAATTAAAAGGTGACTTAGAAAGAGATTGGAGATTATTTTATGATGAATGGACTTATATTGATGGTGGATTTAGGTCATGTAAATTTTGTGGAGAACAAATTAATTCAGATGTATTAGTATCACAAGATGATTTTGATGAATCAGGTAATCCTTTAATTAGTATGGATGTTTTACCTACACAAGAATTTCATGGACATGTTACATCATTTACAAGTTCATTAAATGAACTAAAACATAATTTTATGCTAGAAAATCCAGGCGAATCTACATTTTATTTATTATTATCATTATTACAAGTTCTTCCTAAAGAAACACAATTATTACCTATAATCCAGATGATTAGAGATTTATCAGGTATATTAAGAAAAAGTGCAAAGATTGAGAAAGCAGATAAAGAAAGAGTTGAAGGAATCTTAGGTTTAGCAGGAATGGTAATTTTATTACAAACACATAATCCTTTTTTAATTCCTCGTAGATCTTTTGGTTCTAAAATATTAAAATTAACAGGATATCCTCGTGATACTGATGATACTAAAGATTCACCTGTTTTAGATATATTAATTTCTATTATGAAATCTACATTTGAATTATCACCAAGTACATTTAAAGGACCATCAAAAACTTTATTTAAAGCTGTATTAGTAAAACCTAAAGAAATTCGTAAAGAATCATTGAAATATATTGATGCATTTGTAAAGAAATTCAAAGCACAATTAATTGCTGCTAAAGAAAGATATGATTTAACTCCTTTAAGTCAAGAAATTACAAATTTAATTTCATTTCCTACAATAAAACTTTCAAAAAATGAATATGAACCTATGGAAAGATTAGGTGCAGAAGAACTCTCTGCTGAATGTAAGATTTATTTACCCAGAGCATTCTTAAGTGCAAAATTACCTCCTAAAGTTTCACAAGAAAAAGTAAAATTACAAGATAATATAAAACCTTCAAAGAATTCTCAAAAAATTAGCAGTAAATTAATATTGGAAGAAGAAATTGAATTAAGTAAAAAAGAAATTGAAAAGAATTTAAGTATGGGATTTCCAAAATTATCTAAGATGGATAAAATTGAATTATTTATTAAATCTACCAATGATGGTATTGCATTATTATTTTTACTAAACCGTATTCTTGATTTTTTAAGTTCAACTGATTTTTCTAAAGAAAAAATTATTGAATATAGAGAAATATCTACTAATTTAAAAACTTCAATTAATTTATCAATTTTAAGAGATATATCCAAAGGTTTATTATATAAATTATTTAATGAAATATCATCTCATAAAAATAAAATAAGTATTTTAAATTTAATTTCATTAGTTGTTCAAAAGGATCTTTCCTTAAATATGATGTTATTAACTGAAGAAGAAGCACAAAAAGAAGACCTTACATTAAGAGCAAAAGAAAGAGAAACTTTCAAAATGAGAATGAGACAAATGGATGATACACAACGTGAAATTACTAAGATGTTATTAGATATTGGTTTAGCAGGATATATTATTACAAATGAAGATCGTGAATTATTCTCACAAGAATATAATATTAAAGAAGAAGAACCTAATCTAGAAGAATCAGAAGATGGACAAGTTCTTCCTGATTATGAAGATGGAGATATTCGTCGTGGTCCTGATGGAAGAGAATTAACTATTGGTAATGGTGGTTATGGTGAACAAGGAAATGAAAATGGAGATTATAATGGTGGAGGACAATTTGACGATGGAGAAGGTTTTGGTGTATAATATATAATAATGGCAAGAACAGATGAATTTTATCAAGGTCTTTTAACACGATTTGGTATACAAGAAAATAGTGATTTAGAACTACAAAATAATATAGGATATCAATATGATCCCCCAGTAACTTTAACACCTGGTCCTGCTGTAGGAGGTGTTACGCAAGGATTTTTAGAACAATTAAATATACCTGGTAGATATTTTCAAGTTATTGGTCCCGCAAGTAGAAATAGATATATAGAAATTACTCTTCGTCAGAAAGGAACAAATCAACGTATTCAATTTCCTTTAGGTATTACTGAAAGAATGAATATTCCTAATATTC